CTGCAAGGTACGCATCGTAGGCGTTGACCCGCTTCAAGTACCGCACAGCCTCTTCACTGCGCGACAGGGGGACAACGGTATCGGGAAGCTGGAACTCTGGTTCCGAAACAGGTTCGCGAACCGGTCTTGCTTTCCGCAACAGGGGATGGTAGGGTGTGTCGGTTCGGATTCGAAAACCGGTCCGCCCGCGAACCCCACAGTCCGCATGAAAGCAAAACCACAGGCGTTCGCCGCCCGTGTCAGATACGCTAAAGGTATTCTTTTTGCCGCAAGCTGGGCAGTCCATCCGCAGACGACCTTCCGGTGCAATCGACAAATCCGTAACATAATCTTTTAACCAAGCTGTCATGGGCATCTCCCGTGTTGCCCTGACAAATACCCCACAACAAAATCTGTGTCAAGTGCATTTTTTGTGTTGACAGGGATTGACAAACCTGATAACCATTACGAACAATCACCCTATAGGGATAACCCGTTATGTCTAATACTATTAAAATAAACCCTATAGCCAAACTATTAAGAGATAGTAAATATAGGAATAAGACTATTCCAAATAGGAAGAAATCTAAATTGGATAAACTTGCAAGGAAGGAACTACAGGATGGGAAGACCGGCAAAGATACCTGAACCCACCAAAACATATAATCTATTGATGTCTGCTGAACAGTACAACAGACTAGCCGAACACGCAAAAAGACTAGACAAGAAAAGTTACGAACAGGTTAGTGTGGGTGACTTGATGCGTGATTCTATCGAACTATATCTTGAAGCATTGGATGAGGATTTAGAAGCAAATGTCTCTGAAGACTGAAAAACTTGAAATTGAAATCTTGGAACGCAGCGACCATCAATGGATGCTGTGTGTTCCTGCATCGTCGGTTCGCATCGGTGAAACAAGCCGCGAACTGGTACGGGAAAAAGACTGTGTGGATTATTTGCGACATGTCTGCATTTTTGTCGGAAAAAGTCGATGGGAATGCAAAAAGTGGCTTGACACGAACCATCAAGCCGTAGTAAGACTAGGTATACCTTACGAAATATCGTAGTAAGGTTGCATGACGAGAGGAGTGGTTACCTCTTGTTCTTTCGTTGGTTGGGGGAGCGGGGCTGCAAGAAATTGTGGCCCCGTTTCTTTTTTTGTTGACAGCCCTTTTTGTTTCCGATATTGGTTACTTTATAGCAACAGCCAGTGGAGAAACGTGATGGCTAAGAAACAAAAGACAGAGTGGGAAATAACACGAGAGAATCGTATGGAAATTTGGAAAAAGCTTTCACCAAAACAAAAGGGAGCTTTGCACAGTGTGGCAGAAGCGTGGTGCAACCTAGAATCTAGTTATCGCGGACTTTGCCATCCATCGTACGATGATATAGTTAAGATGGATGATGCTTATCATCGTCTTGCTATGTTTATGATTGAAGAGTAGGAGAAGGGAAATGGCTAAAAATATCACATTAGATATGTCACCCCTCGAAGCAAACGCATTGCTGATAATGCTAAACGAAGCAATCGAAATGCACTTTTATTACGGCAACTGCTTTGACCACAAGGATTGGGAACATTTCGACCTAGACGCTGCACGGTTGACAGCCTACCAGAAATTCCGTACCGTCTACGAAAAGCAGTTTCCAAGCAAAGTAGAAGGACAGAAATAATGAACCCTCGCGGATGGTATACAGTCGAACACCCGTTTAGCAGACCTGTTGTACACGGTCCCTTTCCATCTAAAAGCTTTGCAATAGAGAAGGCAGACAAGATACATGGCACATCATTGCGGCGTGTCGGCTTATCGGATGGGGCAGAGGTTTGGATTGGTGGTGTGATTGTCTGCAGTAAACGCAAGGCGAACCACTATAAATTCAAGATTAAAAACTGGAAGGGAGAATATGCAAATGCCCAGTAGGAATTACGAGGTAAAGGTTCGCATATGGACTGACCGTACAGTGTATGTGCAGGCTGGGGATTTTGGAGAGGCTGAAGAAAAAGCCCTACAGGAAGTGACGGCTCTTGTTGGCGGTTACGAACCGGAAGTCTTGTATGTCGTGCCGGTAGAAGAGGGGTTCGGTGACGATGACTGGCCGATAGACAGGGCGGATGACTAGCGTACCTAAACCAAAGGAAGCGACATGGGATACGGCAAAACTGTTCCGTGTCGATTTCTATGATATGAGACTGCCTGTATCTGGCACCCGCCTAGTCTGGGCTGTTGTCGGACGCAAGTGGGTTCGCATCTGTACGCCAATCCAAAACAAGAAGTTTCGATTGCGGCGTGGCGAATGGGACAAAATGTCTACGCAGATTATTGAGGAACAGACCGATGACAACCACAACAACGACTAGATGCCTTGTGTGTGACGGTTCGGGAACCGCTGAATATGACAAACCGGTCCTAGACTATGAACGGGGCGGATATATTGGCACATACAGGGATGACTGTGACGAATGCGAGGGAGAGGGCGAGGTTCACATCTTGTCAGCCTCTTCTGTTGACGAACTGCTGCTGGCAATACGCACGGCAGAAAAGATACTAGAGGATGCCGACATTGTTGACAACCGTTTGGATGATATGTACGGTCACATCAAAGAGGCACGACAAACCGTCCTCGACTATATGAAATATTACAACTACGATTGAGGCGAACCGATGGGTAAAGTCAAAAGTCTAATCTTCGACATAGAAGAAGACTTTCTAGAGGAATGCAGCAAGCACATTGGCGGCTGCGAAACCTTCTATGAATTTCAAGCCAAGATGGAAGCACACGCATTCCACGAACTAAAGCACTTGACACAGCATGACATTGATGATTGGATGACTGAAATCTGGAACGAGTATTGGAGCAAATACAATGTTAATTGAACCAGCATATCCCAACGCGGCAAGCGACCCACGCCTGACAAATGTAGCTGACAAATACGCCACGCTAAGACGACAAATTGATGACGCCGAATGGCAAGGCAAGCCCGTGACAAACGCCCAACGAAACGAACTGACAAACTTGAGACAAATGGCCCACGATGGCAAACTATACACACCAAACTTTTGACAAACCGCCCACGCGACAAATCCGTGACAAACGAACCACGCTAAATCCGGCGTATCCGTGTGATGATTGCGGGGAACCGGCCCTGACTAACGAGGACGGGCGGCTTTCGTGTCCGGCTTGTTGGTTAAAAAAACAAGGCCAGCAAATAAAACAGCTTGACCATGCCGGATTTTATCCGTAGGGTTTCCGAACCAACAACCGAACGAGGGAACCGAACCGATGAAAAAAGCTGACTTAAACAAACCCGCCGCGACCATGTACCCTAAGAGCCGCCGCGCTGTTGCCGATTGCAAAACTGTTTTGAAGCAATCTAAAAACCGCAAGCTGTCTAAAGATAAACTACCCGTAATCAAAAAGGGAAAGTTTGCCGGTTATGTTATTTATACCTTGACCCTTGAAGAACGGGCCACTTGTCCGCGTTACTGTTACCATTGGGACGACTGCTATGGTAACAATATGATGTTTGCCCACCGTATCCAGCACGGCCCCGAACTAGAACAGGCAATTGAAAAAGAGATTGCTGAATTAACCGCAATTTATCGCGGGGTGATTGTCCGGCTGCATGTCTTGGGTGATTTTTATTCCGTGCGTTATGTCGGGCTGTGGAACTCGCTTCTATTCAAACATGACAACTTGGCAATTTGGGGCTTTACTGGTCACAGTATAGACAGCGAAATAGGCCAAGCCATATATTTGACCGGCGTTAAATTTGGGGACCGGTTCGCGGTTCGCTTTAGTAATGCGCCGGATGTTCTCTTTTCAGCTAACAGCGCAGAAATATCCAAGCCAGAAAAAGGCCGGTCTGTTGTCTGTCCTGAACAAACTGGCGCGGCGGAATCGTGCGCGGCTTGTACCGTTTGCTGGTCCGCACCGGATAGGCAAGTTTTGTTTTTGACCCATTGACAAATTGCCCCCGTGTTAAATTTTGGGGCTGGTGTGTTGCTTTCGGTTTCTTTGGTTCGGGGGGGACTGGGCACGGCACCGGCAGCGAGGGGCGGCGAGTCGCGGGGCCGCCTCTCTTTTTTTTGCCTTGATTTTTTTGCTTGCGGGCAGCGGCGGGCTGTGCAATTGTTGTGCCATGTTCAACCAACGAAAGGAATCACGAACATGTTTGACCTAGTACCTGAGAGCCGGACCAGCCAGATTGCGGGCGGCATTATGTATGAACACAACGACCTGAATGACTTGGGCCTGTTCCGTGAGTATGGCAGCGTCCAGCGGGTGCCAATCGAGGCGGTCATATCTGAAGGCTATTCCGATGTCGAGCTTTGCGAGTCCGTGCGGGTTCCGAACTATCACGCCATCCAGAACACTAGGACCGGCGCAATATTGGACACGCGGCCAATCGGGAAAACCTACCAACTTGTGCCACACGACACGCTTTTCGAACGGCAGGCGGAAATGTTGGCGGGTTCGAACCTACCGACCAGCAACCTTGCTATCACTGACCGGATTTATGATGCCGGGCTTCGGGCACACCGGACCATCTATTTCAACGACCTAAGAACGACAATAGGGGACAGTCTCGACACCGTTGTTTGCCGGATGGATATATTCAACTCGATTGACATGTCTTGGGCCTTTCAGATATTCAGCGGGGCCTATCGTGA